GAACTAAACCTTGATTATTAGAAGAAGTTTTATACCAAAAAGATATAGTAGAGTTAACACCAAGGTTTACTGCACTGTCAAGATTAATATAATCTGTGTTTCCATCAAAATATATTAATTGCGATTGTAATACTTCATTTGGAAATCTCCAATTAGCTGTACCTGGTTTTCTCGCTTGCTCACCTAGTGAATAATATGCTACAGGCTTTCCAGATAATAACATTGGATTAGATGGGGATGCATTATTATATAATGTATCTATTTCGGAAGTTGATAAAACTCTAGAGAATATAGCTGTTTCATCTATTTTACCATTAAAATAATTAGCACCATTATTCCATTTTCCAATTAACCAATTAGCACCACTATTAGTATAAACACCTGTTGCTGTTCCTTGACTAACATTATCTAAAAATAATTCAAGAGTAGTGCCATTATAAGTTATTACAACTTGATGCCAACTTGCTGTGTCTGTGAAAGCTGTTGTTACTTGTGTTGCACCATTATTATAAACTCTTGCAACCAATGTATTACTTGTAAAATATATATCTACTCCTTTTGAAGTTCCAATACTATTTATTCTACTTGATATAATAGCTTGTGCATTAGAAACAGTATCATCACTTTTAAACCAAGCTGAAATACTAAATGAAGTTAAAGAAGTAAAAGCATCTCCTGTATTTATATACTCATTACTTCCATTAAATGAAAGCCCATAGTTATCACTCTTACTACTATTCTCTTGGTTAGGTAATCTCCAGTTGCTTGCTATGTATTTTGTACTCATAATTTAATCTCCTAATCTGTTCCAGTATTGTAAGTTTGAACTGGATGTGTAGTTATTATAATCTGTGCTTAAATCTAATGCCTTGCCTGTGTTGTTTGCTGTAGCATTGTAAATCTCCTGAACTGCATCTGAAGAAAGTGCTGTGTTCCAAATGGCTGCCTCATCAAGCTTTCCATCAAAATCTAAACCAGTTAATCCAGAATTAGTTCCTATGGTTATATTTTGGCTTACTGCATTTGTAGAAGATGAAGCAGTTGAAGTGTAAATACTATTACCATTAAACCAAACTTCAAAATCACCTGATGTGTCATTGTAAGAAAAAGCTAAATTATTCCAAACATCTTCTGTAAAACCTACATTTATCCAACCAGTTTCAGCTTTTTTTGTTCTTGTTCTTCTACCTACAAAAACTTCATTAGAATTTTTAATTGCAAAAATAAAACCAGCTTTTGTGCTTCCATTGTTATTGTTAAAAACATATTGTGTTCCGCTACCAGCACTATCTTTATTAATCCAAATGCTTGCGCTTAAATCACCAGTATCTAAACTTGTATCTTGCCCAGCATCTATATATTGTGAACTTGCCCCATCAAACTCCATAGAATAGGTATTAGCCAAGAATGGTGAAGCAGTTACACTTAAACTGAAATTAGCACTAACACCACTAACAGTATATGTAATTGTATAAGGTTGAATAGTAGAAGCACTTAAATCTATTGTACCTGTTGAGGTATTTATACTTAAACCACTTGGAGTAGCACTAAATGTTCCTCCTGTTGTTCCTGTAATAGTTGGTGTTGGGTCAGCTTCATCTTGGTGGTAACTACTTTTAGAATATGAAAATGCAGCACTTGTACCAATTAAAGCAGTTTCACCTGCCCAAGAATCTTCATAAATATCACCTGCATTAATAGTGTTTTGATATTTACCAAATCCATTAGTGTTATTCTGTGTTGCTTTTCCCCAATCTATTGTATTTGCCATATCTTTTTATTATAGTACCCATCCACCAAAGTTAGCAACATCATCAGGATACATATCCTCATTACTATTACTATAATACTCTGGAAATAAGTTATTATTGTTTTGCATATAATCTATAAATCTATTAGTGTAGAACTGTGCAGTTGTTCTTGCCTTCTCAACAAGGTAATCTACATGATCTCTACTAATAGCTGTGCTGTTTTCAGGATTCTTTTGATAAATACCACCATTAGCTATATTAACTGAACCAAATGGTAAGTATTCTACTAAACTCCAATGCAATAACATTGGTTTAATGTAATCTGTTACTAATGATAAATAGTTTCCTGCAAGTGTACCACCTACTATATCACTTTTTATTTTGTTGTATAAATCAGTACCTAAGTAATTCTGAATATGAATGTCTTGTGCAATATTCAAAAATGGTAGAAGTTTGTCAGAATCAATCGCTCCATTAGCAGCTGTGAAAACTGAAATATCATGTCTTGTTACAAATAGTGCTTTACTCATCTTCTTTTCCTCCTTTTAGTTTTTGATTTAGTTCCTCCTGTCCAATTAGGGTGATGACCTTGATTAGGCATGTTTATAGGTGCTACTTTGCTAATCTTATGCCCTACAGGTGTTGGCTGATAGCTTGAAGGTATCTCTCTTGTCTTTCTATAATCTATTAAATCTTGTGATGGTTCTGTATTAGCTTTTAATCTATATAGTACTTCTTTCCATACATGACGGCAGTAAGGCCCGCCCTTATATTTAAACAAATCATAGGGTTGACTCTTATGGCCAAAATCAGAGTTAATACCATCTCTGCTTGCTTTATCAATATCTTCTATTCTATAAACTATTGATGTGTTATTCATCATATGCTCACAAAATGCTCTTGATTTATTTCTTCTTGCTTTTCTACCTTTGCCAGTAGTTTTCATTGCTTTTTTAGAACCAACTGCATATCTATATCTTACTTTATAAAAAGATTTATCTAAGTATGAAAAACCATCTGGCTTACTATCTACAAATAAATTTGTTTTATCTTTTTCTATAATATATCTATTTGCCCAATCTTCAATGCTTTCATTATCTTCATTATACTCTCTCTCATCTACTTCTTCCCATTCTTCATCTACTTCCTCACCTTTTAAATTATCTATAAAATAATCACTAATCTCATCAGTTAACATTGGTGTTGTATTGTTAGCCATTAACTCTAACTCTGCTTGCTCCTCATCTTGCTTTATACCAGTTTCTTCTTCTATTGCTTCTGCATCTTGTAAATCTTCATTAATCTCTGTGAACTCAAGTGGTTGTAGTGTTTTAAAATATAAGTTTAATGCAATATTGTTTACTGCAAAAATTTCATCTAAGCAATCTATAATTAATTCTTGATAAGGTTTTATAACTACATTATCAAACAATAGTGATGCATTTTTTATTTCATCTGCATTATTGCCTAAGCCATTGTTACTATCTCTTAAGCCAATGAGTAGTGGTGAAGTTACTCTATGTGTTACCATTATCTTTCTCTGACATTCTTCAGATAAGTATTGATAATGTGAAGGAGCATCTGCTAAAGGAATATCATCAATAGTAGTTTTTTGTTCTGCATTGTTGTTAAATGCCACAATAACCTTCTCTCCATAGCTTCCTGTCAGCTTGCCCATGATTTGCTCTTTTATCTCAAGTTGCTTAGACCTGTCAGGAATACCACCGTTAAAATTAATTACCTTAGTGCCACTAAAAGAGTTTTGTGCATCATTTATTAAGAAATCTGCAATCTCCTTCTCAAGACAAGCGTAGCTTATTTGATAATCTGCTGGTGAGTAATAATAGTATCCTGTTACAAATCTTTTTATAATATATATTTCATTCTTTGCACCACTACCAAAAACAGGAAATTTAGTTAGTTTAGTGTTTCTTTTTACCTTGTTCCAATCAGGTGCATAATAATAATTTTTTATCTCTCCCTGGTCATTCATCTTTTCTGCTCTTAATGTCTCTCTTGGGAAATGACTAATCTTGCCTACCTTATTGCCTTTGTATGATATTTGTAAAGATGCTTCTCCTAATAATTTTAAATCATTGCAAGCCTTTCTTAAGCAATGAGGATTCAATATTTCTTTCATTTGTGCATACTGCTCTGGTTTTTCATTTGAATCAGTAGCATCTAATCCTTTACCATATATTTGATTAACTATTCCATTTATTACTGCTTGATTAGTAGTGCTATCCATATAAGCATCAATCAAACTTTGATAGTAATCATTGTTGTCTCCTATACCTACCCAATCTCTATTTCTATCTTCTGTAATAGAAGGTCTTTCATATTGATTTAATTGTATTAAGTGTAAATTATCCATAATAAACAAATTCATTGTTTCCTGTACTCTGTTCTATATAAACACCATTAGATATTTCATAATCACTAAGTGTTTGGTCTGTGCAGTACATTTTATCTTTAAATATAACAATTCCATCAGTAGTGTTAGT